GCGGCGGCGGAGCCCGGGTTTCGACAGTTTTTCGGACCTCTAGGGGACCTTCAAAAAGGGCCAGCAGTCAACCGCCGCCCTGATGCTCTGTCGGCTTGCCGTCCGGGTGGCGCGAAACGCAACCTACCCATTCGGCACCGTCGTAGCAGATTGGGAAGTACACAGTCTTCGCCGTCCACGCGGTGAACGGCACACCTTTCGTGCCGCCATAGTCAGAGTCGAACTCCTTCACCATGCCGACCTCAGTAAGTGTGTTGGCCTCCAAGTCGGCCAACGTTTCGCCGCGCTCACACATCGCGTCTTCCAGAAGCTCTTTCCATGTGCTCATAGTCTTCATCACTTCACGCCCCTCTCGTCCCGCAATTCATCCCGAATCCGATCAGCTTCCCTCACGTCTTCCTTCGTGTGGTATGCGGGTCCGCGCTCACCACGCAGGCGGGCAATCTCGGCGTCCAGCCGGCAGATTTCAGCGTGGGCTTCACGCATCAATGCCAGGCTCGGCGCTTGCCGAATCAACGCCTCTCTGAGTTTCATAGACGACCTCCAATCCTGCCGCGTCGAGTGCGGCTTTCATGGCCTCAATCTGCTCCAGCAGAACAAGGACCTCGGTGGTGCGACCTGCCAACCTGCGCCGGAGGCTGCGCACCTCAGCCTCCAGTTGCGTGCGTGTCACAGAACGCACTCCTCGATCCCGGTCTCGCCCCACTTGCCCATGTACCGCAGATAGACCACACGGGCGCAGTCGGCGATCCCCCGCGCGCCGCCCATCATCGGCGATGGCAGCCCGAGGCGCCGGCAGGCGGCTTCAACGTCGCTGCCAGGGGTGATCCACCGCAGGCGACCATCGTCGTCCAGCCAGGTCACGCGGAAGCTGAAGTGGTCAACGTCGCGCCGACCACCCTCGGCCTCGAAGAGCACGTCGCCGAGCAGCAGGCGCAGGCGCTGGCCGGTCTTCAGCAGCGGCCCGGGCACGTCGTCCATGCTGCGGATGTTGGCCGGGAAGTCGAGCGTCTCGACGGCTGCCCGGGGCAGGTGCTTGGCGAAGTAGGTGCTGCGGCTGTCGCGCGGGGCGAGTTGGAGGTCCATGGCGGTCCTTGGTTGCGTCGGAAGGGTTGGGTGGACTCCAGATAGCCACCGGCCCACAGGATCGTGCTGGCGGGGCCGCAGAGCCGCTTCCTGCATGGCTTGCACGTAGGAGGCTCGCTGCGCGTCGGTCAGCAGCAGTGTCCACATGGTGTGGGAACCGGTGAAGTGATCTTGGAGAACGGCGGTCTGGAAGTCCATGGGAGTGACGATAGCGTCATTAGCGAGCCCTGTCAAGTGACTTTGTAACGCTAAACCTCAATAAGCCATTGGTTGTCTGCTCTACTCTTTAGGGTACTTGAGTAGTATTTATAATTAGTTTATATATCCTTCATAGTACTAATACTATTATATATCTATAACTTTTTCTTGAAGTTCTCCAAAGGATAATGTCTTATTGAGTATAGAAATTATGCCTATAAACATATAGCTTGTATGACTCTATAGACTACTACGAAAACGCAATTTAAGATGCTTGACTACATAAAAAGTCATATGTTATGCTACTGCAGTCGTCTAACTGTAAGGAAGTTGGTTCAGCATGTCGTTATGCGATTTGAAATTTTTGGGGAAGCCCTGCAAGCGTGGTCATGATGGGGTCCGCTACCGCTCAACGGGCAACTGTGTGGCCTGCCTGAAGGAGCGCCAACCCAAAAAAGAGGGCAAGCGCACGGGTGAAGTTGGCAAATTGAGGGCTGCTGCGGCCGATGCTGGCGAGCGAACCTTCCAGGGTGCGCCCTGCAAGCGTGGGCACTCAGGGCTGCGGTGGGTATCGACGGGCGGCTGTGTGGAGTGCACCCGGGCTGCGGCGGACAAGGTGCGCCTGGCCACGAGTAGCCAGATGCCGACCGCCAAGGTCCATGTGGCCAGGGAGCTGGTGCGGCGCTTCGGTCGGGAGGTGCTGATCTACGCCTACATCCCGCAGACCAACAGCGGGCCACTCGGCCTGAAGAAGCTCTGCACGAGCTGGGACCACCCGATCGCCCGCAAGTATTGGAAGCCTTGCGAGAAGGTCTACAGCGGGCCGCTGGTCACCCGTGAGGAGGCCCGCAAGAGCGGCAGTCCGAGGTACTTCACGGGCAAGCCGTGCGCGAACGGTCACGTGGCGCCGCGCTACACGAAGTCAGGGGCGTGCACCGAGTGCCTGCTGGAGGCGTCGCGCAACAACATCTCGAAGCTCGGTCGGCTGAAGCTGATCTTGCAGGACCGCAATGTGGACACCATCGCCATGGCGGCGTGGCTGCTGAACGCGGCGTCGAATGACGACTCGACGGAGGTCGGCATGCTTCAAGGAACTCCCGCGCAGATTTACGTCTACCGGGAGTTCCTCAAGCGGCACTACTACGCAGAGGTGTGGCTGGACACCTGCGACCTCAAGCCTGGGCCTTTTGATAGGCCAGTTCTGCCAGGGTGATCGGCAGTGCCGGACCTTTGAAGTAGAGGACCGGCCGCCCCATGTCGGGGCTGACGATGTTGAGCGTGCGGCCGACCTTCGTGAAGCCCATGTCCTCGATCATGGCTTCCATGGTCGCCTGGGTCGGCCGGCTGTGCAGGCGCTCCAGCAGGTTGCGCAGTTGGATGCTGCTGACCCACCCGCCGCGGAAGCCAGGCATGTGCTGCTCGATGGCCTCCAGCACCTCCTGCTCCAGGAAGCCCATGCCTTGCGCGAGCGCCTCCTGGGTGCTGCTGGTGATCGGTGCGCGGGGGCAGTCGATCGCAGGGTTGGTGCCGCGTGGGATCTGGTAGGTCCACAGGAAGTCGTTGACCACCGCCCGGCCGCCGCCGTCGTTGTACCAATTCCACCAGCCGTCGAAGTAGTCGGCGGTGAGCCCGTCTCGCACCAGGTCGCCGACCCGCTGCTGGGCGCAGAAGAACGGTGCGATGCGCCGGTCGTTCTGGGTCTTTCGCAAGCCCGACTTGTGGTTGGAGTTGAACAGGAAGTTGGCCACCACGTCGGTCATGGTCTGGTCGATCCCCTTGCGCTCGATCGACTGTCGGCGCAAGGTAATCATCGGCTTGAGCACCTCCAGCACCTCCTGGCGCTGGTGCACGACGAAGACGTCCTCCACGGCCACCACCGTCACGCCCCACAGCCATGAGTTGAACTTGGCGCTGATCTGGTCGGCGCGTGGGATGTAGAGGTACTGCAGGCCGACTGCGTTCTGGATGCAGGTGGTCAGCGCACTCTTCCCGTTGCCCTCCACCCCCTGGATCAGCGGCGCCCAGGTGAACTTCGTCCCCTGGTGCTGCACCAGCGCTGCCATGTAGCTCAGCAGCATCTGGCGGTCGGACGGATCGGGCAGCAGCTTGGCGAGGTGGTTCAGGAATGGGGATGCGTCGCCTGGCGTGCGCTCAATTTGGGCTGGTGTCCACACGTTGACCGAGCGCACGCCGGTCTCCTCGATGACCTCGCCTGGTGCTCGGTCCGGGCGGAAGGCCAGCGAGTCAACGATCACCGGGCGATGCACCATCGACTGGGTGAACGCCTCCCATGCCTTCCGTGTGGTCTTGGTGTTGGCGTCATCCAGCGGCCAGAGCTGGCCGCCGAAGCGCACGTCGAACTGCTGAGGGGTCAGCGGCCGGTTCGAGCCGGACACCAGCGCGCAGTGGCCCGCCGTGACGTAGATGCACCCTGGAAAGGGGCCTTGCGGACCTGCAGGCGCACCTACAGGTGCGTCCTTCGGGATGAATCCGGTCTCGGCTTGCGCTCGGGTGATGGTGCGCTGCAGGTAGTCTGCACGGTCCCACTTGTCGCGGACCAGCGGGCTGCGCCGCATGATGCGCTCGACCTGCTCGGCGTTGTTCGCGCTCCAGAACGCCAGGTGGCTGGCCATGGCCGCGTCGGCGGAACTGTGGTCGAAGTCTCGCCCCTGGCCCCCAGTGTCCGGCCAGCGGGCTGCCAGCACGGGCACGTTCAACTCCCACAGGTCGCGGAACTTCACCGCGGCGAAGGGGTTGCCGGCCGCATTCATCGCCCGCTCAAGCACCTCTTCGTCGCTCAGCCCGTTACCCTCACCGGTCGTCTCCACGGCGGCGGGCGCGCGAGGCGGGAAGTGCTGGGAGATGACCTCTGCGATGCCCGGGTGCTGCAGATTGCAGTCGCCGATCGCCGAGTGACCAAGGGCGACGAAGCGGCCCTCTGAGTAGAACTCCAAGCCGAGCGCCTGGTTGCGGCAGGAGTGCTCCGGGATCGGCCCGCGACCGAAGATGTGCAGACCGGTGCCGCTGATTGACACCTCGATGGCGCAGCCGGCCAGCCGCGTGCAGAGATCGACGGCCAGAGGCGACCACCGCCCGTCAACCTGGCAGCCGTCGATGTCCAGGAACCAGCGGTCGAGGGCTTTGGTGAAGACGAACCCGAGGCACCACCCGTCGCCGCGTGCCGCCACCACAGCGGCCCCCATCGCGTAGGACATCCAATTTTTCGGGTCGTGCGCGTCAGCCGTCGCACCGGTGCGCCAGTCGCACGGGAGCTTCTGGATTTTCTTTTCGCCCGCGACAAGGCGAACGAGGACAAACTGGTCGTGGGCGGCCAGCCCAGCCAGTGCTGCAGGCGGGGTGAACATGGTCACCCCCTGAGTGTGGCGAGTGCTCGGTCCTTCAGATCGTCGGGGGCCTTCATGGCCTGCACGTCACGGCGTGCGAGACCTTCGGCCACCACCGGTAGCACCTCATGCTCGATCGCAGCTCGCATCACCGCGCGGCGCAGTTGCGCCATCGTGGTGAAGTGGCGGCTGACCAGCCCCGTGCTCACATTGGCGGCCTTCGCCACCGCCTCGCGCGTCGTTGCGTCCAGGCCCAACTGCGCGGCGATCATGAGCGCCGCGTCGAGGATCTCCTTGCTGCGCAGCGCCTGCGGCTTTCGTGTTCGACTCATGTTCATCCTAGTGACGGGTGCGTCATTCTACAGGGTGCCGGTGCCGGCCGCAAAACAGGCATCACCTCCGGCCGCGGTGACCAGCTCTGCCCAGGTCAACTGGGCGCGCTCATGCTGGTCGCCGGGGTTGAAGCGCCAGCCGACTTCCTTGACCTCGCGCGAGACGAACTGCCCGATGGTCGTCCCCACATGGGCCTGCGTGATGAGCACTGGGCGAATGCCGATCAGGTCGGCGCTCTTGATGTGGGCGTTCATCTGCGCGCTGTCGTTGGCCAGCCCGTAGCGTACCGGGATGCCTCGCTTGTCCAGCAGGGCGCCCACGTTGTTGCGCCACAGGAGCACCCGCTTCTGCCCGGCCTCCAGGCGCACGGCAGCCTGCACGGCAGCCTCGCTCACCCCCTTGGTCGGTGCGCTCACCTGCGGCGCGACGATTCGCATCTGCAGGTCGGCCACCGCGGCGGCCGGGATGCCCCAAGCGGCAGCCCACTCGTGGAGGATGCTCATCCGAAAATCCTCTGGTTGGCCAGGACAAAGTAGTTGGCATCGCGCTCAATGCCGACAAAGCTGAAGCCTTCCTGCCTCGCAGCTTTACCGGTGCTGCCGCTACCCATGAACGGGTCCAGCACGGTGCCGCCCGGTGGCGTGACCAGCCGGCACAGGTAGCGCATCAGGTCGGTGGGCTTGACGGTGGGGTGGGTGTTACCGTCTCCGCGATCAGACTTGCTGGCCTTGGCGCAGTAAAAGAACCTGGCGGCGCTGCCGGTGTCGCCACGAGGCTCGCTCGGCGCGCGGCCTGAGAACTCACCGAAGGCATTGGCGGTCTTGCTGCTGGGCTCTGTCCCGGTCGTCGCACCCTGCTGGCCCTTGGCCTGCGGAAACCCCGCCAGCACTTCCTCGCTGCCGTCGTGGATCAGGTTGGCAGGCCAGCGACCCTCGGTCGGCACAAAGGCCCCGCCCCCCGCGCCAAGACCAAACATGGATGAGCCACCGTCGGTCGCCCTATCTCGGGTTTCGTAAGCGCCCGGAACCCTGCACCCATCAATGTTCAGCGCCCCCGTGCCGTGCGCCAGCACGTTCTCGGCCACGGTGCCCACCAGCGGCTTACGTGCCACGGTGATCGGCTCAAGGGCCGGCTTCAGGGCAGTGCCCCAGCCTTGCCACTGGCGGGCGGAGTCGGTGGCGGGGGCGTAAAGCATGGGTACTTCTGGGCTGACCTCGTAGCTGCTGCCGTTGCCGACAACACCCCCTCCGTGTCGCCGGCTCTTGCCGACCACCTCGGTGCGCTCCGCTCCCGCCGCCTTGTCGATCGCCTTGCTCACGTCCAGTGACTTCGGGAACCCTGACCCGTAGACCCAGGCGATCATGTCGCGGATTTCAAACCCGGCGTCCTCGATGCGAACCGCCATCCTGTGCTGGGTGCGCGTACCGGCGAACGCCAGTAGGTGACCTCCGGGCTTCAGGACGCGCAGGCACTCGGCCCAGACCTCGACGCTGGGCACGTCGTAATCCCACTTCTTGCCCATGAATGACAGCCCGTAAGGAGGGTCAGTGACGATGGAATCGACACTGCAATCCGACATGCTGCGCAATACCTGAAGGCAATCCCCAAACTTAAGAATGACGTTGCTCATCCAAAAATCCTCTGGTTGGCCAGGACAAAGTAGTCGGCGTCACGCTCAATGCCGACAAAGCGGAAACCCTCAAGCCTGGCGGCCTTGCCGGTGCTGCCGCTGCCCATGAAAGGGTCCAGCACCAGGCCGCCCGGCGGCGTCACGAGGCGGCACAGGTAGCGCATCAAGTCAGTCGGCTTGACGGTCGGATGGTTGTTGCCTTCGCCGCGATCAGACTTGCTGGCCTTGGCGCAGTAAAAGAACCTGGCGGCGCTGCCGGTGTCGCCATACTCACGCGACTGCAACTCGTTTTCAACGTGCTTACTACCGGGCGTCAGCCATCCGGCCTTCTTCTTGGTGTACTGCTTCGGGCTGGGGCCGGTGTCAGGAAACCCCGCCACCACCTCATCGCCTCCGTCGTGGATCAGGTTGGCGGGCCAGCGGCCCGCGGCATTATGCTCACTCGCTGTAAGGTTGGTGCCTTTGCCGCCACCTAAAATCACATTAGGCGAGCGGGGTGGGCGTGCGCGGTTTGCGCCGTCAGTCGCGGACACCCTGCACCCATCAATGTTCAGCGCCCCCGTGCCGTGCGCCAGCACGTTCTCGGCGACGGTGCCCACCAGCGGCTTGCGCGCCACCGTGATCGGCTCCAGCGCGGGCTTCAGGGCGGTGCCCCAGCCTTGCCACTGGCGGGCGGCTTCGGTTGCTGGCTCGTACTTATAGCCATAATCGCTTCGCTTGCTTAAGTCTTGCTTGTCAAACTTTTCCTTGCCGCCTGCGGCATTAAAGCCCTTTCCCTGCTTTCCTAGCACGCCGTCTAAAGCCTTATCTACGGCCAGCGATTTAGGGAATCCAGATCCATATATCCAAGCAATCATGTCCCGAATCTCAAACCCGGCATCCTCGATGCGCACGGCCATGCGGTGCTGCGTGCGCGTACCGGCGAACGCCAGCAGATGACCGCCGGGCTTGAGCACGCGCAGGCACTCGGCCCAGACCTCGACGCTGGGCACGTCGTAATCCCACTTCTTGCCCATGAATGACAGCCCGTAAGGAGGGTCAGTGACGATGGAATCGACACTGCAATCCGACATGCTGCGCA